AAGCGTGGCAAGGCCGGGGCCAAGGTGATGATGGCGGAGGGCGCGCAATGACCCGCCAATACTCCACCCGTCAGAGCCTGCAAAACATCGCTATCACTGCGCTGATGGCGTTTGTTGCACTGCTGGCCATCGTGGGCTTGATCGTCCTAACTCTGACGCCGGAGGGCCTGTGAGCTGCTGCAACAAGAACTGCAATCAGGGCCGCAACTGCCCAGCCCGACAAGCCTGCGAAATTCCGATTGATGTGGTCGAGCCTGATTCGATCCTGATGGACCTAATCCGTACGGCTGGATGGCCCTTAGCGGGGCTTCTGGCCCTCCTCGTAATTTCTTTCACAGCCGGTTTTTTAGCCGGCTGATTTTTTGGAGACACCATGAACACAACGAATGAATCCCCAGCGCTTGACTTGGTGATGATTGAAGAAAAGCCCAGCGCACTGCAGCACATCCCGGCAGTACCTGAAACCTCCCCGATGGGACTCATGCTCGCAGCAATGCGCCAAGGGGCCAATCTGGAGCAGGTTGAGAAGATGATGGCCCTGCAGGAACGCTGGGAGGCCAACGAAGCAAAGAAGGCCTACGATACGGCATTTGCTGCCTTCAAGGGCGAGGCGGTCGTGATCCTGAAAAATCGCAAAGTCACGGACGGCCCGCTCAAGAACAAGACTTATGCCGAGCTGCATTCGGTCGTGAATGCTGTCACCCCTGCATTGTCCCGGCATGGCCTGAGTGCTTCGTGGAAGATCACCAGGGACGAACCGCAGTGGCTTGAAGTCACCTGCACAGTTCGCCATTCCAGCGGCCACAGCGAATCTGTTTCGATGGGTGGGCCTCCTGATACTGGCGGCGCAAAGAATGCGATCCAGGCCCGCGCATCGTCAGTCAGTTATTTGTCTCGGTATACGCTCAAGGCCATCACTGGGCTGGCCGAACAGGACGACGACACGGATGGCAGCATGGGCGCAGAGGCCCCACTTTCCGAACTCGCCCAGGGCTGGATTGACTACGCGCTGTCGCTTGATCCCGACTCGGATGACTTCAAGAAAGCCGGGAAAGATGCCCGCAAGGCTCTGAGCGACGTGCGAGACATGGCGGGTTTGAAGGCATTCAATGCGAGGGTGAAATGAAGGAAATTCTTTTCCGGTGCTCCAGCCTGGGCAAGATCATGACCGATCCCAAAAGCAAATCAGAGGGGATTTTGTCTGTCGGCGCAAAGACCTATATCCGCGAACTCGCGGCACAGGAAATATTTGGCGTGGACTTTGAGGTCTCCAGCAAGCAGATGGAAAAGGGGATTCTTGTCGAAGACCAATCCATTCAACTGCTGAACCGGGTGCTTGGCTTGAGCCTTTCAAAGAACACTGAGCGGCGCACAGATGGCTATCTGACAGGCGAGTGCGATCTGTTTGATGCCCCGCGCCGCATGGGCCGCGATCTCAAATCGTCGTGGTCCCTGGCGACTTTCCCGATTGCCGAGATTGACTGCTACGACAAGGGGTATGAGTGGCAGATGCGTGGCTACATGAAGCTGTGGGATGCTGGCGAATGGTCAGTTGACTATGCATTGGTTGATACCCCTGAGAACCTCATTGGGTATGAGCCCCTGCAGATGCACATCGTCTCGCACATCCCCGAGCACATGCGCCTGACTTCCTGGGTTATCAAACGAGATGCCGACAAAGAAGCATTGATCGTGGAGCGCGTAAAGGCTGCCCGCGAGTATTACCGAGAGGTCATCGCAGAGTTTGACCGGACCCATCAACCCATCAACACCGACCAATTCAAGGAGGCCGCGTAATGGCAACTCTCATTGCACTCTTCACCCTGGGCAAAGACGCAGAGCTTCGCGCCACACCATCCGGCGATCAAGTCGCAACCCTGGCCCTAGCCTACAACTGGGGCCGCAAGGGGCAAGACGGCAAGACCCCGACCCAATGGGTTGAAGCCAGCCTGTGGGGAAAGCAGGCCGAATCGCTGGCTCAATATCTTCTGAAAGGCAAGCAGATCGAAGCTGTGATTGATGACCCACACATTGAAACCTACGATGGGCGAAACGGCCCAGGTCACAAGCTCGTCGGAAAAATCCTCACGCTGAAATTTGCCCGCGATGGGCAGCGCCAAGAGGCGGCGGCAGCACCCGCTCCAGCGCCGGAACCTCGGCAGCAGAGGCAGGCCCCGGCCCCGGCGCCGCGTCCATCGTCGGGGTTTGATGACATGGATGACGACATCCCCTTCTGAGTTACGGGGCGGCACATGACTGGAAGCCCTGGCCCTCACGAGGATCAGGCGCTGGACGAGCCCCGTTGACCCCGGGTCTCCCCCGGGCGAGCCAAGCGCAGTGACAAATGCGGAAGGTAGCCTGCCGCCCCACCAATTGACGCCAGCGGGTCTGTCGGGTTAGCGCCGACAGTTCCCGAACCAAGCGACACCACTGCTTCATGTGAGCCCGCTGGCTCAATCTTTCAACCAAGCCACCCATGCGGTGGCTTTTTCATTTCAAAGCCATGACTGACTATTCTTCTTTTGTCCGGGAAAAGCTGCTTATAACCCCGCCTGTGGGAATCACAAAAGATGTGCCCTTGATCGCCGGTTTGTTCCCGCATCAAGAGGCGCTTGTCCGCTGGTCTTTGCGTCGTGGACGGTCTGCAATTTTTGCTGATACAGGGCTCGGCAAGACCCGGATGCAGGTAGCCTGGGCCAATGTTGTGCAGCGAGAGACTGGGGGCGATCTGTTAATTCTTGCGCCGTTGGCCGTAGCTCAACAGACAGTAGAAGAAGCGGCCCAGTGCGGAGTGACGATCACCCACGCTCACGAAGACGAAGACATTCGACCAGGCATCAACATCACAAACTATGACCGCCTGCACAAGTTCGACACCAGCCGCTTTATCGGGGTTGTGCTCGACGAATCAAGCGTCATCAAGCACCACACAAGCAAGACCCTGCAGGCCTTGCTAGACGCGTTCAAACACACGCCCTACCGACTCTGCGCCACGGCAACGCCAGCGCCTAACGATTGGACGGAACTGGGCACCCATGCGGAATTTTTAGGTATCAGGTCACGCGCCGAAATGCTGGCCGAGTTCTTTGTCCATGACGGAGGCGATACCCAAACATGGCGGGTCAAGGGCCATGCCCGTCAGTTGTTTTGGAAGTGGGTTGCAAGCTGGGGCGTGATGCTTCGCAGTCCTGCCGATCTTGGGTTTGATTCATCGGGCTACGACCTGCCGCCACTGAACGTGCATCAGCACACGGTCGAAAGTACTCACGATCAGTCGGAAACTGGGTTTCTGTTTGCGATGGAGGCTACCGATCTGATGGAGCGCAGAAATGCCCGTAAAGCATCGCTTGATGAGCGGGTCAAAGCCTGCGCCGACATGGTGAACGCCAGCTCTGATACCTGGGTTATCTGGTGTGACCTGAACGCTGAGGGTGATGCACTGCGGGCAGCAATTCCCGGTGCAGTTGAAATCAGAGGCGCAGATTCTGAGGATGTGAAAGAGCAGCGCCTGCATGACTTTGCACACGGGAAGATTCGTGTGCTGATTACGAAAAGTTCGATCACCGGATGGGGCTTGAACTGGCAGCACTGCAAAAAAACGGCATTTGTTGGAGTGACCGACTCGTGGGAGGCGTACTACCAAGCAGTCCGACGATTTTGGCGATTCGGGCAAAAGAATCCCGTGGATGTTCACATCTTCGCCAGCGAACAGGAGGGATCTATCGTTTCCAACTTGAAGCGCAAAGAAGCCGATGCGAAAACGATGGGCGATGCGCTTGCATCCGAAGTCATGGAAAGCGTGAAGTCTGAACTGTTTGGACAGACACGCGAAAGCAACGAATACAAACCCAGGCAGGCCATGAACCTGCCTTCTTTTTTGAGGACAGCATGAACTGCATTGACCAAACCCACGGTGAGAATTTCAGCGTGTTTAACGGGGATTGCGTGGAAGTCATCAAAGGCATCCCGGATGCGTCGATTGACTACTCAATTTTCTCGCCGCCCTTTGCGAGCCTTTACACGTACAGCAACAGCCCGCGAGACATGGGCAACGTGCGAAACGATGAGGAATTTTTCGCGCACTTCGACTTCTTGATTGAGCAACTTCGCCGCGTCATGAAGCCTGGGCATAACGTGAGCTTCCACTGCATGTTGATGCCCACCAGCAAAGAACGCGATGGGTACATCGGACTGAAAGACTTCCGAGGTGATCTGATCCGGGCCTTTCAAAAGCACGGGTTCATTTATGCGTCTGAGGTCTGCATCTGGAAAGATCCAGTAACGTCAATGCAGCGCACAAAGGCCCTGGGCCTACTGCACAAGACCGTGCGCACTAATGCGTGTATGAGCCGCCAAGGCATCCCGGATTACTTGGTGACGATGCGGGCACCTGGCGAAATGGTGGACAAAGTGACGCACACACCGGAGAACTACCCGGTGGACAAGTGGCAAAAGGTTGCAAGCCCCGTATGGATGGACATTGACCCCAATGACACATTGCAATACCGCAGCGCCAGAGAACACGACGACGAGCGCCACATCTGCCCGCTTCAATTGCAAGTCATTGAACGAGGAATTGACTTATGGACAAACCCCGGTGATGTGGTGCTATCCCCATTCACTGGGATTGGCTCTGAGGGATTTGTGGCCGTGCGTATGGGGCGCAAGTTCATCGGCGCGGAGTTGAAGCAGAGCTACTACCAGCAGGCTGCAAAGAATCTGCAATCGGCAGAGGTTGAACAGACCCAAGACTTGTTTGCTGCCTGACGCGTCCCACCCCCATCAACCTGCCCTCCTAGTGAGGGCTTTTTTTCGCCCGAACACCATGCAACTCATCAAGAACAACCTCCCAACTCGCAAAGAGTCTGAACTGCGATTCATCGCTCTGATGAAAGCACACGGCAAACCAGTGACACGCGAGGATGCCG